CGCAGCACAGAGGAGGCGTTGCAGGAGACGGCCGCGCGGGGCGCGGCGCGGTCGATGGACACGGCGGAGCTGGAGCGCGGGCTGAAGGAAGAAGACCTGGCGCCCGTCGAGGAGCGCGTCATCCAGGAAGAGCTGGATCGACGCGAGCAGGCGGTGGGCGAGGCGTTCGAGAAGGGCACGCTCGAAGCGATCCCTGAGGCGCAAGATGGCGGGCCCGCGGAGCAAGACGGAGCCCCGCAGCAAGACGGCAGTGCGGCCGACCAGCAGGAGCAGGAGGCCGAGCAGCAACCGGAGGCCGACGCGCAGCCGGAAGCCGACTCGCGATACGAGGTGCGGGAGCGGGATGACGGCCGCCTCTCGGTGGTCAACACGGATGAGGAGGTCGTATCGCTGGGCGAGACGGGGGAGGTCGGTCCGGGGTCGCCCGGCTACGATCCCGCGCTGGAGCAGTACTTCCGCACCAACGCCGGCGCGCTCGAAGAGCGGGGCGAGAGCGCGGCGGCGACGCTGGGCCGGGGCAAAAGCGAAGCGGAGGTGGAGCGCGCGGTCGCGAACCGCAGCACCAGCCCGATCGAGATCCTGGACACGTACCGTATCGTCCGCGAGCGAGCCCAGCGCGAGGCGCAGGAGGGCGCTACGAGAGACCCGGTGGCGGAGGCGATCGACGCGGAGGGGCGGTTCGACACCGAATCGTTCGAGGCGGCGTACGACAGCGGTACGAACCGGGAGAACCCCCAGGTCGCCCTCAACTGGCTCTCGTCGGAGGGACGGGCGCTCGACGCCGCCGCCGACGAAATCAGCCGCGAGACGGGGCGCGACGTGACGGAGCAAGACATCGTCGAGCACCTGCTCGACAACCCCGGCGGGCCGCGCCGCAAGAGCGAGACGGAGCGGCAGGCCGACGAGCTGGCGCGGCGGTTCGAGGAGGTAACGGGCGTGACGCTGACCCCGGAGCGGGCAGAGCGGCTGGGCAAGGCGGTAGACGAAGCGCTGATGCCGGCGGAGACCGCGGGCGAGGGCGACCCCGAAGGCGCGCCGGAGGCGCTGTTTCAGACGGGTACAGAGCGCGGCAGCGGTGTGCTGGCGACGTACGCGGGACCGTCGGCGGAGGGGGCGTCGGAGGCGCGGGCGGAAGGGCGCACATTCGAGGGGCGGTACGACGAGCAGGAGCGATTCGAGATTGACGACTCGGAGGCGCAGCTCAGCGAGGACGCCCAATGGAACCCGGAGGGCACCGAAGGAGACGCAGAGACCCTGCGCGGTCGCCTCGGCGACGTCTTGGATCACCCCGCTCTCTTCGAGGCCTACCCGGAACTCGAGGACGTGCAGGCCGAGGCGCGTGTGTCGCAGGAGGCGCCCGAAAGCGGGTCGTTTCGGCGGGGGCGTGAGGTCTCGACGGGGATCGGGTCGGGGCAGACGGCGAGCGCGCCCCCGCAGATCGAGGCGCAAGCCCCGACGCGCGAGGGGCTTCGCTCCGTGCTGCTCCACGAAATCCAGCACGCGATCCAAGAGCGCGAGGGTTTTGCGCGGGGGAGCAACCCCCAGCGGGAAGCGGCCTCGTTCGAGGAGGGGTTTCGGAAGGCAAGCGAGCTGTTTTCGCGGGCGCGGCGCATCCAGGATAGCGAGCAATATGCCCAGGAGGAGCGCGCCTACGGTGAGGCGCTTGACGACCCAGGGACCCCCGACGAGGAAGCGCTCCAGCGGCGCAACGAGGCGGAGGCCCACGCGCGCGTGAGCCAGCTTCAGGCGCGTGCGGAGCGCGCGCTGGGCCGTGACATAGCGACACTGAACCGCCTTGAGCGGCAGGCACTCGTCGAAGGGGACCCGAGCGCGTTCGACGCCGAGGCGGAGGGCCGCCATCGTTACGAGCGCTCTGCCGGCGAGATCGAAGCGCGCGACGTGCAGGCGCGGCGCGACATGGACGCCGAGGAGCGCGCCGCCACCGAGCCGTACAGCAGCGAAGACATTCCGGCCGATCGCGCCGTTGTGAGAGGCACGGGCAACGCCCGGCGGCGCATGGACGCCCGCGCCCGCGGAGCCGGGGTGCAGGCGAGCGAGCCGACCCCCGCCGCCGCTGAGCAGCAACAACAACAACAGCAGCAGCCCCAGCAGGCGCGCACGTCGGAGCGGTCCGGGCGCGTGCCGGTGCGGACCGACCAGACGAGCGGCGAGGTGGTGCCCTTCCGCGAGATGGTGCGCCAGCTCGAAGACCGGGCGGGGGTCTCGCGCGTGGAGCGCAGCACGACCGGGCCGGAAGGGAGCTTCCGGCCGGCCGACGCCCGCATCACGGCGCGGGGCGGGCAGAGCGACCTCGACACGGTGATCCACGAGGTGGCGCACGCGCTCGACGACAAGTTCAAGGTGATCGCGCCGCCCGAGCGGGGCGGCCCGGATCAGGCGACGCTTGACGCGATGCAGGACGAGCTCGTGCCGACGTTCTCGAAACACGGGAGCGCGGGCACGCGCTACGACGACGGCAGCGCGGCGTACGCGCGGGCCGAAGGCTTTGCGGAGTGGCTGCGCGCCTACGCGGCCGACCCGGCCGCCGCGAAGGAGATGGCGCCGGAGACGCACCGCGTCGCAAAGGAGGCGCTGTCCGAGGAAGCGTGGGCGGCGGTGGAGCAGTTCGGCGACCGGCTGCGCGCCTCGCCGCGCTCCGACGCGCCGGCGAAGGCGGAAGGCGTGCTCGCGAACGTGCGCGAGGGGATGGGCGCGGAGGCCCAGCCGGGCGTGATGGGGCGCGTGAAGCGCTTCCTGCGCAAGCAAAAGCAGCGCTTCGCGACCAACGAGGCGACGGGCGCGACGTGGCTGGACCGCCTGAAGGGGCAGTGGACGGATGAAATCGCGATTCCGATCAAGGCGCAGATGCTCGCGCGGCAACTGCGGGGGCTCGATGAGGCCCTGCCGTCGGATGACTTCGAGGCGCTGTTTCGGTTGTTTCAGGGGACCGAGGCGCGGTTCGGGCAGGCGCTCGAAAGCGGCATGTTCGACAGCGAGTACAACACGGTGACGCCGGGCGGCTTCGACTGGCTCATGGAGCCGATGGAAAGCCGCGAGGACCTGAAAAACACGGCGGCGCTCCTGATCGCCGAGCGGACGGTCGAGAAAGCCGGGCAGATCGACGACGCGGCGGCGCGCATCGCGGGGGCGCACGGCACGATCCAGCAGGCCGAGGCCGACCTCGCGTCGATGCGCGAGGGGTCCGGGTCGGTTGACGAAGCGGTAGCGAGCGACCTCGAAGAGACGATTCGGGGCGCGCGCGAGGAAATGCAGGAGGCGGCTCGGGAGGTAGGGTACGAGGGCGCGCCGCAAAACGTAGAGGCGTGGGCGGAGGACAAAAAACGGCGCCTGACGGGCATTGGCGGCGGGGTGCGCTCCGACCAGCAGGCGGCGTGGGACCTCGTGGAGGGATTGCAGGAGCGCGACCCCGACGCGTATGACCGCGCAAAGGAAGCGGCCCGCCGCTACCGCGAGTGGACGGATAGCCTACTGCGCTTCTGGGTGGAAAAGGGGCGGCTGTCGGAGGAGAAGTACCAGCAGATCCGGAACCGCAACCAGTCGTACGTGCCGCTGAATCGCGTGATGGAGGACGCCGACGCGCGCGAGACGGACAGCGTGATGCGCCTGGCCTACGACAACGCGCCGGACGGGGCGTTCCGGAGCGTGAGCAAGATGACGCAGAGCTCGCAGCTGATCTACGAATTTCAGGGATCGACGCGGGAGATCGAGAACCCGTACGCGATGCTCATTGCGCAAACGCAAAGCTTCATCCGGGAGGCCGAGCGCAACGAGGTGATGCGCGCGTTCGCCGAGCCGATGGCGCTGGGCGACGGGCGCGCCGAGCGCGAAATGTACGACGGGCGCGTGATGGACACGTCGAAGATCGGCAAGGAGGTGCCCTCGGAGGAGGCGGGCACGCAGACCATTTATTTCGACGGCGAGGCGCGCCATTTCGACTTCCACGCCGACGTGCAGCAGGCGTTCGACGACATGAGCCCCGAGGAGCTGGGGCCGATGTTGAGCGCGTTCCGGTCGATGTTTCGCTTCTCGAAAGACGCGATTACGCTCGCGCCGCCGTTTCTGGCGCGCCAGTTCCTTCGCGACCCGCAGGAGCGCGCGATCAAGGGCGAGACGCACGCCCACGAGCACCTGACGGCGGGCGCCGCGCAGGCGCTGGGGACGGTTGCTGTCGAAGAGCTGATCCCCGGCGACACGAAGGCGCATCAGTTTTTGTCGTCCGCGTTGGATGGAGAAGGTCGGCGGCAGTTCATGCGCGACATGCGCGAGTATGAGCGCGTGGGCGGGGCGCAGTTCGGCTGGCACGGCCGGAGCGCCAAGGATCACTACAGCGAGATGCGGCAGCTCATGGCCGACCATTTCGGCGACGGCGACATCGTGACGACGCTGGGCCGCATGAAGGACGGATACAAGCGGCTGGCGCACTTGCAGGAGACGGCCAACCGGGTGGCCGAATACACGAAAAAGCGGGACGACTACCGGGCGCAGGGATACGGCGAGCTGGACGCGCGCATCCAGGCCGCCGCCGACGCGCGCGGGCTGATCGACTTCGCGAAGGCGGGGCGCATCGCGAAGAAGATCAACCGCGTGGTGCCTTTTTTCAACGCGACGATTCAGGGCATCGCGACGACGGCCGAGGCGTTCAAGGAGCGCCCCGTGCACACGGCGACGCGGATGACGATGTACGCGATGGCGACGGATCTCTTCTTTTACGGGCTGAACGTGGCGATGTCCGCGGGAGCGGGCGAAGACGAGCAGACGCCGCTCGACGACTGGCGCCAGCAGTCCCGATACATGAAGGACTTCTTCTACACGGTGCCGCTTCCCGGCGAGGGCCGGCGGCTGCGGATTCCGAAGACGTACGAGTTCGGGGCGATTTCGTCGGCGGTGGTGCGGAGCGTGGACGCGTCGCTGGCGGCCGCCCGCGGAAACGAGGCGGAGGCGGCGCGGGCGGCGGGGGATCTCGTGCCGGAGGCGGAGCACTTTTCGCCGATCCACAGTCCGGACGAGCCGGGCAACGTATGGACTTCGTTCACGGAGGCGTACTTCCCGCTTCGCGTGAAAGGAGCGATGTCGTCGCCGGCGTTTTCGCCGTTTGGGGCGATGGCGAACTACGATTACTTTCGCGAGGAATCCATCGTGAGCTTGTACGAGGAAGGCAAGAAGCTGGAGCTGCGCGAAGGGACGGAACGCGCCTCGCCGGCCGGGCAGGCGTTGCAAGAGGTGTTTCAAGTCGATGCGCGGCAGATCGACTACCTGTCACGCAACGTATTCGGCGGCTTCGGCCGGTTGGCGATGTCGGCAAGCGAGCGGGTAGCGGGGGACAAGTCAAGCCAGGCCCGAAGCCTGGCGATGGAGCTTTCGGGGCTGGCAACGCGGCCGCCGGCCTTCGGCGCGCGCGACGTACAGTGGGTGAAGCGGTGGGCCGAACGCAACGGCGAGACGCAATCGAAGCCGGTGCGGGCGCTCGACGCGCTCGAATCGCGCTACTACGAGGCGGACAACCCGCAGGAGGCGGCGCGGGTGCGGAAACGGCTGATCGAGACGGCGAAGACGCTCCGCACGCGGATCGAAGAGAACCAGTCCCGGCAATCCTCCCAGCAACCACAGCAGAGCCCATGACTCTTCCAGCTCGCGCGGCCGAACAGCAGACGCCGCAGAAGCACCCGGATCTGCTCTCCGAGCGGGAGCGCACGGCGCTGTGGGGCAAGCTGACGGACTTGCAACGAGCGTGGGTGCAGGAGTATCTGACGAATGGGTACAACCAAGCGCAGGCCGCACGCGACGCGGGGTACAAGTGTTCGACGGCCGCGGGCTTTGCGCAGCAAGGCCACGAAAACCGTAACAAGCCGAAAATCGCGGCGCTCGTGGAGGATGCGTTTGCGCAGCGCATTTCGGGGGCGGAGCTGGAGACGTATCTGGAGGACCTGGCGCAGGCGTCGATGGCCGATTTTTTGAGGGTTGACGAGGGAGGGAGCATGCACCTCGACTTCGCAAAGGCCCAGCGGCGCGGCGTGCTCGACGCGATCAAGAGCGTGGACGTGAACGCGCGGGGCGAGGTGACCAACGTGGAGCTGTACTCCCGCAAGCAGGCGAGCACGGACGTGCTCAAGAAACGCGGCGAGTGGGAGGGCAGCGGCGCCGATGCGGAGCCGGACACGCAGGTGGATGTGTTCGCGGACATCAACGAGGCGCTCATTCTCGCCGACGACCCGGACAGCTCGCAGGAAACACGGTGATCGGCAGCCCCGCCCTACCATGACGCCCGCGGAGTACCTCGAGGAAAACGCCCGTCGCCGCGCCGCGCTGCAGGAGGAGTACGACCCCATTCGCGGGATCGGCTCGCCGCTGGAGCGCTTCGAGCTGGTCGTGTCCGACGACGTGGGTAGCGTGTGGCTACCGGAGGCCATGCGCTCCCACGGCGGCGTTGAGCGAGCGCTGGAGGCGGGGAGCCTTGCCGCCTATGCGAAGGCGCGGGATGCGGGGTTGGACGAAACGATGCGCGCGCTGTGGCGCGTGCGCATGAAAGAGGACTTCGAGTTCTGGTGCCGTTCGGTGGCGCGGATCGAGAACAAGGAGGGCGAGGTGGTGCCGTTCGTGCTAAACCGGCCGCAGCGCCTCTATGTGAAGACGCTCGAAAAGCAGCGGCTGGCCGGCGAGCCGGTGCGCGCGATCGTGCTGAAGCACCGGCAGTGGGGATGCACGACGCTCTCGTACACGTACATCGCGTGGCACCAGATCGAGCGGCACCGCCGCCGCGACGCGTGGTTCGTGGGGCTCGACCAGGACGGCGCGCGCGACGTGCTTTCCCGCTACGACCTGATCCGCGAGCACTACCCGGCGCCGCTCCACATGCGCCCGCACGCCGGGATGCAGAACACGCGCAAGATCCCGGAGCGGGAGTGCACCCTGTCGGTCGGCACGGTGCAACGCCCGAACGCGCCGTCGGGCCGCACCCCGCAGTTCGCGCACATGTTCGAGGTGGGCAAGTGGCCGTCGAACCAGCGCGTGAGCGCCGGGCGGGTCATGCAGAACATGGACTCGATGCTCGTGGAGGAGGAAGGCACGGTGGGGATCATCGAATCGACGGCGCAGGGCGAAACGGGCGTGTACTTCAAGGAGCTCTGCGACGAGGTGCGCAGCTCATCGGGTGACGACGAAGGGTACGAGTTCCTGTTCGTGGGCGTGTTCGACGACCCGCAGTATCAACGCGCGCTCGACGACTACGGAGCGGAGGCGGTGGAGGCGTTCACCGCGAGCTTCGACGAGTTTCACGCGTGGATGTGGGACTGGGGCGCGACCCTGGAGCAAATCAACTGGTGGCGCCACCAGGAGCGGAAGCCCGGGTACGTCACGAAGCCGTGGATGCTGCTCGAGGAGTTCCCGATCGTCGCCGAGCACGCGTTCCAGGCGGGGCTGAAGCGCGTGTTTCCGGCGCGCTACGTGGAGGCGCTGAAGGCCGGCTGCGAGTCGCCGTCGGCGCGCGGGCGGCTCGTTGCCGACGCGCAGGAAGGGACCGGGGCGGCGCTCGCTGGCATCTCGTTCGAGCCGGCGCGGGGCGGGTCGCGCCAAGGCGCGCCGCTGTCGGTGTGGCGGCGGCCCGGCGCGGATTACGACCACGGGCGCCTGAAGCACCTGCGCAAGCAACGCGGGGTCGGGGAGGACGCCCGCGTGCGGCATCGCTATTGCGCGGCCAGCGACGTGGGGCCGGGCCTGTCGGAGGACGCTTCCTACAGCGTGACGGCCGTGCTGGACCGCGCGCCGCTGCTCTGGGGCGCGCCGCCGGAAATCGTCGCGGAGTGGCGCGGGCACGAGGACGTCGACCGCTACGCCTGGGCGGCGGCGCGGCTGGCGAAGTGGTACGACGAGGCGTTCTGGGCGATCGAGACGAACAGCCTGTACAATACGGGGCGCACGCCGGAGAGCCGCGAGCCGGACTTCGGGATGACGGTGTTGCACGAGATCATGCCGCATTATGGCAACCTGTACCATCGCGAGCCGCCGGACGACACGAGGGAGCGGCACCGGACGAAGGCGGGATGGTACACCACCAAGAAGACGAAGCAGCTCATCATCAGCGCGCTCACGCGGGCGCAGCGGGCGGCGCTCGAATTCGGCGAGGGCGAGATTCCCGAAGAGGTGTACGCCGACCGCTCGTACATCGAGCGCGAGCGGGGCGCGTGCCAGGAGATGGACACGTACCTGCACGTCAAGGGCCGGATGCAGGCCGCCGACGGAAAGCACGACGACCGCGTGATCGTGCGGGGGTTGCTTTTGCACCTCTCGAGCGAGATGCCGGCGCCGAGCCTGCTGCGGAAGCGCCGGAAGCGCCGCCGGCCGTCGTCGGCCGCGGCGATTTGACGTGATCCTTTTACGAGATATGGCTGCCCGGCCTGTTTCGTTTTCGGCGGCCCGCTGTTGGTAGCAGCGGGCCGTTCGTGTATAAAAAACCCCGATTGCGCGCCAGGGCAGGCGTTGGACAATCGGGGTCTGACCGACCGGGGGGCCGGTAAATCAAAAGCGAGGCTCGGCGCTTTTGCGCTTCTTTCCGAAGGCGCAATCTCATTAACCGCCAAGGCGCTCGTTGGTTTCGATTTCAGATTTGAAAGATTTCAACGGGTGTTTTGAAATCTTCGGGTGTTTTGAGGTGATTTCAGGAAGACAATTCTGTCGTGTTTCTGTCGTGTGCTGTCTTCTTTTGTCTCGCTGCTGAGGTGATTTCAGGTGATTTCGAGGGGTTTCCATGGGGTTTCCAGGGGGTTTCCAGGGGGTTTTTCAGGGGTTTTTGCGGCGCGTTGTCAAGCAGGCGCGGCGCGGCTACCTGATTTCTGTTCCTGACAGGGCCGCTCGCTGGCACTTCAGGCGCGCACATGTTATACAAGGGGGTGACACCGAATTGTCACCAACGCGCCCGCCCGCCGTGGTCGCCGTCGCTCGAGGTCGAAGTCAACGCCGCCGCCGCTCCCGTCGTGGGGCGCGCGGGGGCACGGGCCGCTTGCCCGTGACAGGCGAAAGCACGGAAGCGCTCGAAGCCGGGCACATGGCGTGGAACGCCCTCGCCGAAGAGCGGGAGGCCCGCAGCCGGGCCCGCGACTATTACTGGGGCGACCAGTGGCGCGACACCATCACCGACGAGCGCGGCAATGAGGTCACGGAAGAGCAGTACATCAAAGAGCAGGGGCGCATCCCGTGGCGGATGAACCAAATCAAGCCGACGGTGCGCAACCTGAAGGGGCAGCTGCGCCAGAACGAAAGCGACCGGCAGGCCTTCGCGGTCAACCGAAGCGACAACCAGGCGGCCGAAATGATGACGGTCGCGCTGCGGCAGGTGCGCCGCCTGAACGAAATGAAGGCGCTGGAGGCCGACGGCTTCCAGGAGCACATCATTGGCGGGAAGGCGGCCTTTCGCCTCGGCTACGGGTGGCGCGCGAAGGAGGACCGCTCCGACGTGTTGATCCAGCAGGTGCACCCGAATCGCATTTTCTACAACAGCGACCTGTCGGACCGCCGCCTGATGGACTTGCGCCTCGTGGGGCAGGTGCACGACCTCGCGATTGAGGAGGTGATCCAGTCGTTCGCGCCGCACGACCGGGAGCGCGCGGACGCGGTGCGCAAGGTGTACGGCGGGAAAGAGACGTACGGCGGCTACGCCGGCGGGATGGACACGTCCGAGGGCTTTCTCGGCGCGGACAGCATCGGCTTCTTCTCGCCGATGCGGGCGGACATGTGCCGCGTGATCGAGGTGTGGCGCAAGGAAGGGCGATGGAAGACGTTTGCGCACGACCCGGCGACGGGGCGGCGCTCGGAGGTGGACCTCGGCGAGGAAGCGCGCCAGCGCGAGAATCGGATGCGCCGGCAGCGCGGGTTGCCGCCGATCCGCTTCAACGACCGATACGAGGAAACGTGGGTCGGCTACTTCCTCACGCCGGAGGGACACGTGCTCTGGCGCGGCGAGACGCCCTACGCGCACCAGGAAAGCCCGTTCGTGCTGGGGTTTGCCGACTTCATCGACGGGCAGGCCAAAGGGATCGTCGATGACCTGATCGACCAGCAGCGGCTGTACAACCGGATGATCTCGGTGATGGATCTGTCGATGTCATCGGCGGCGCGGGGCGTTCTGATGATCCCCAAGGAGATGATCCCGCAAGATATGACCCCCGAGGAGTTCGCCGACGAGTACACGAAGGTCAACGGCGTGATCGTGTACTCGGCGAAGCAGGGGGGAGGACAGGCCATGGACGCGGGGTTCAAGCCGCAACAGGTATACTCCAATTCGATCCCGCAGGGCGCTTTCGAGTGGCTCGGGCAGATGAAGAAGGGCATCCAGGAGGTGAGCGGCGTGACGGAAGCGGTGATGGGCGAAACGCCCAGCAGCGGGACGCCGGCCGCTCTCTACAAGCAGCAGATCTTGCAGGGCAACACGACCAACATCGACTTCTTCGAGACCTATTTGGAGACGCTGCGCAAGGTCGATCTGAAGGCGCTCTCGCTGGCGACCCAGTTCTACGGGCCGGAGCGGTCGCTGCGCACGGATGACGGGCGCGTGTATCAGTTCGACCCGACGGCGGCGCGGGACTTGGAATACGACGTCGCGGTCGCCAACGTCGCGGACACGGCGGTGTACCGACAGCTTTACGAGCAGGACCTGAAGGAGCTGCTGCAAAGCCAGCGGCTGACGTTCAGCCAGTACCTGCAAATGAGCAGCCACCCGAAGGCGGAGAGCCTGATGAAGCTGATCGAGCGCACGAACCCGATCATGCAGCAAGCCGCCGACGGCGGCCCGGGAGCGGCGGGAGAGGCGGCCGCGGCCGGCGGCGCGGCTCCAGCCGCGCGGCCACAACCACGCGGGCAGGGCAAGGAGCGCCCCCAGCCGCGCGGCGCGCCCTCGGAAGGAGCGCCCTCGGCGGGCGGGCAGGGGCCGCGGGCGATCATGCAGCAGGTCGCCGAGCGTGCGGAGGCGGGCGACCGCGACGCGAAGGCGCTGATGGCGCAGGCGGCGTAGCCCAACCGGAATCCGATTTGACATAGAAAAGCCGCTCCAGGAGCGATCTCTGGCAGGAGGACTCCCGGAGCGGCCTCGACGCACACAGCCAACCGATTCCTCACAGAACCAGACGTCGGCCATGAGCACTTCTGAAGATCAACCGTCCACGCCGGAAATGCAACCGGAATCTTCGCCGCGTGGCGACAGCGACGCCCCGGCGCAGGACACGTCCGACGCGATTGCCGACGGGCTTTTCGGGGACGGCGCCTCGCAGGCGGAGGGCGTCGGCGAAGCGACGGAGGAGCACGAAAGCGAAGCCCAGCAGCCCGAGCAAGCCCCGCCCGCGCGCGAGGCGGCGTTTACCGAACAAAACGCGGCTCCCGTGGGCACGGACGACGACTTGCTCGGCGCGCTTCTGGGCACAGGCCCGCCCGAGTCCGAATCCGGCGAGGCCGAAGCCCAGCCCCGGCAGCCGACCGCCGACGGCGAGGAGGAGGCCGCCCGCAGCGAAGAAGCCGACGCGGAAGCATCCTTGGAGGAGGGCGACCCCGCCGAGGAAGAGACGGCGACCGGAGAGCAGCAAGAAGCGAAAGGCGACGCAGGCGAGACCCCCGAAGAGCCCGCGCGGCAGGTAGACGACGAGACGTTGCAGGCCCTCGGCGAGAAGACGGGCGGGCAGTACGACAGCCTCGACGAAGTGGCCGAGCGCGTGAACCGGCTTCAGACCGAGCGTGACGGCTTCCACGAGCTGGGGGCGCTGATGGAAGAGCGGCCCGACGTGGGCCGCTACATCGAAGCGCGGCTGGAGGGCAGCAGCCCGCAGGAGGCGGCCATGGCGGCCGCCGACGGGCTCACGAGCGAGGCGCCGGATCCCGACATCGACCCGGAGGGCTATGCCGAATACAAGGCCAAGCAGGCGCGGAAGGAGGAGCGCTCGAAGCACAGCGAAGAGGCGGCGCAGCAGCGCCAGAAGCGCCAGAAACAAATGCGGCGGCAGGTGCAGCGTGATTTTCAGGCGTTCGTCGACCGGCACGACATGGACGAAGAGCAAGCCGAGGACTTCGGCGAAACGTTCTCGGAGGTCGTGCAGGGAGACCCGAAGCGCGGGCAGACGCGCTCGGACATGTTCGACATCGTGTACCGGGGCCTTCCCGACAACTACGAGTCGGCCATCGAGGAGGCGCGCGAGGAAGGCCGCGTGGAAGGCCGGAACGAAGTGCTCGAAGAGCAGCGCCGCAACCCGAACGGGCGCGGGCAGAGCGCGCCCGCCGGCGGAAACAGCGGCGGCGACGGCGTGCCGCTTCTGATCGGGCGCGGCGGCGAGCCGCAACCGCAAGAGGGTGGCACGGGCGGCCTGCGTGGGGCGGGGCAGAACGGCGACCTGCTGAGCGCGCTCTTCGAACCGACGAACTGACCTTTTCATCGATCGCCACGGCACCCGGAGCGGGATCTCTGGCAGGAGGCCGCTTCGGAGATGCACGGGCGCTTTTCTCGACGCACACTCACCAATCCCGGCCTCGCGGCCGTTTTCGCCATGACTCGCTTTCTCAAGACCGCTCGCGCGGGCTTCGCCCGCACAACCACCGCCCAGGTCGCCTGTGCCGTCGTGGGGCTCGCCCTCGGCGTGCTCGGCGCGCTTGCGCTCTTCGCCCTCGGGGGGGGTGTCCCGACGCCCTCGCCCGGGCCCCTGACGGTGCTGGCGCCGCTGGGCCTCTCCATGATGGGCGCGGTGATCGGCGACCGCACGCAAAACGCGACCCCGTCGGACTTCCTGAAGCGGGACGTCTACAATCAGCTCATCCTGTTCCGGCGCAATCGCTTTCCCATCGACACGATCATGCGGCGGATGGAGCAGGTGCGCCTCGAGCAGGAGAAGTGGGAGTGGTACGAAAAGGACGCGCTCCCGCGCGAGGCGACGGCCAACGGCGACGTGAGCGGCGGCGGCTCCACGGCCTCCATCTCGCTCCAAAGCGGCGAGGGGGCGATTTTTCGCGCCGATGACATGGTGGTGCTGCCCGACGACGGCCAAGCCGTGCTCTACGTGGACAGCGTGAGTGGCGACACGTTGAACGTGCGCGCCCTTGACGGCGGGAGCGTGCCGTCGATTGAGGACGGGAACCGCGTGATTCGCATGGCTCCGGCCAAGCCGGAGTTTTTCGACGCGAGCGATTCGCGCGCCGTGCAGGAAGTGGGGCGCTACAACTACGTGCAGGCCATCGACGGCGTGCTGAAGATCAGCGGGCGGCGCGAGGCGACGATGAACCACACCAACCGGCACTCGCTGGAGACCGACCTCGAAAACCAGCTCTACGACTTCCGCAACAACATCGAGAACGCGGTGATCGCGGGGCAGCGCTCGAAGCAGCAGGTGAACGGGGAGAACCTGACCACCGTGGGCGGCATCCTCTCCTACATCAACTCGAAGCAGCTCTCCTACACCGCCAGCAGCTTCAGCGAGGAAGACCTGATCGACTGGCACCGCCAGATCTTTACCGGCAACAGCGGTAGCGAGACGCGGTGGCTGTTCGCCGACCCGTACCTCGTGCAGGACCTCGCCGGCGTGTCGCTCGAGAAGGTGCGGCGCGACCAGCAGGAGTCGAAGGAGCTGGACATGGAGGTGTCCTCGTTCGTGACCGAGTTCGGGCGCACGAATGTGATGCCCCACTTCGGCCTCGACGAGCTGGGCTTCAAGCGGAAGGGCATCGTGCTGGACATGAACCACGTTCGGCGCGGCGTGCTGCGGCCCATGAAGCGCGTCAACCTGACGCTCGAAGAGCAGGGCACCGACGGGCGCGGCGTGCAGCTGAAGGAGACGTTCAGCCTGATGGTCGGCTACGAGGACGCGCACGCCGTCATCGACGGCGCCGCGTGACCTTTTTGCCCGGCGGTCCCCCTTCGTCTTTCACACGAGAAAACCCACGCTACTGTTATGATTCGCACCGTATTCCTGTCGCCCTACAAGCAAGCCTCGGTGGACCGCGACCGCGTGATCCGCCGGAAGGTGGTCGGCGGGCGCGTGATCGAAGAGGCGCAGTTCGTGCCGCCGTTCGAGTTCTCGAACGGGCGCTACCTCGCCACCGACGACGAGGCCGAAGAGCTTCGCGAGCACTGGGGCTACGCCGAGCCGGGCGAGCCGCTGCGCGGGAAGCAGTTCTTCACCGAAGCGCCGCCCGATGAGGAGGCCGAAGAGAAAGATGCTCGCGCCGTGGCCGAAGAGCAGCCGGCGCCGGTGAGCTTTCCCCCGCAAGCGGAAGAGACGCCCGCGAACCTCGGCGTGGAAGCCGAAGCGGGGCTGGAGCCGCTGCGCGCCTCCGGCGGCGAGGACGTATCCACGAAGGGTGAAGCGCTCGAGGCGCTCGGCGAGCGGGACGCGCGCCCCGACGGCCTTGACCGGCGCGACACGAAAGACGAGATCATCGCCGCCGCGGAGGAAGCGGGCTTCTGGTTTCCCGGCTACGACGAGTGATCTGGCGGCATTCGCGAAGCAAGCACGGTGACCCCCCCCCATGGCGCACAAGACCTATTACCGCGGATACGACGACGAAGGGCAGGCGCTCGCGCGCTACGGGTGGGAGCGCGTGGCCGACACGGACGGCGTGGTGACGGCGGACACCCCGCACGACGTGTTCACGGCCGTGCGCGCGGTGAACGGCGACTTGACGTTCGGTCCCGGGTGCGAAGCGCCAGCGGGGGATGCGCCGGCGGACGGAGATGTGCTGCGCGAGGGAGATCGGCGGCCCGGGCCGCTTACCAAAATCGACGTGAAGAGCGGCGTCGGGGAGGTGGTGCGCGGATGAGTATTTCAATGGGTGTCGGCATAGGGCATGGAAGGAATGGGGTGCGCGGCATCCCCTTCGACCCCGTCTTTCGCACGACGTGGAAGACCGACAACGCGGGTACGTCGAATGGCGACCAGATCACGCTCCCTTTGCCAGAGAGCGGCAGCTACGACTTCGAGGTGCGGTGGGGCGACGGAACGAGCGACCGGATCACGTCCGCTTCCGACGCGGCGGTCACGCACACCTACCCTTCCCCTGGCACCTACACCGTCGAGATCGAGGGCACGATGACGGCGTGGCAGTTCGGGGATGGGGGCGACAAGCTGAAAGTCCAGAGCGTCGAAAACTGGGGCGCGATCTCGTATGAGCAGTACGACGAGGCGTGGTGGGGAGCCGCCAATGTCGTTTTCAACGCGTCTGATGTGCCGGATACGTCGGCGGTGGCGAGCTTCCGCTACGCGTGGCACGACTGCTCCAGTCTCACGTCGTTCCCGCAGATCGACACCTCGCAGGGGCGGGAATTCCTCGCCACGTGGTACGGTTGCTCCAGTCTCACGTCGTTTCCACAGCTCGACGTCTCGCAGGGGACGGAATTCGACTCTGCGTGGCACGGCTGCTCCAGTCTCACGAGCTTTCCGCAGCTCGACACCTCGCAGGGGAGGATCTTCCAATACGCGTGGGATGGCTGCTCCAGTCTCACGAGCTTTCCGAAGCTTGACGTCTCGGGCGGGACGGACTTCCGCTATGCGTGGCGAGGCTGCTCCGATCTACCGGAACTTCCAGACCTGCCGGTCGGAGACGGCGCGGATTTTGAAAACGTCGTCGCGGGCAGCACGGAGCTGGACGCCATCGGCTTTCAGAACGCCAGCGCGGATCTGCCGGTGCCGGATCAGAACATGGACGGAGCGGCGCTGGACGACTTGTATACCGATCTGGCAGATGTAAGGCTGTCGGGCGGAGCCACGATCACGGTCACCGGCAACCCCGGCGTGGGGAGCGACGACCAGACAATAGCGACGGATAAGGGGTGGACGGTCGAAAGTTAGTAATCCATGAGCACGTCCCGCTAAGGCAGATGGCCTCATTTACCTACGATCCCGACAACGATCCCGCGCAGGAAGATCTGGTGGAAAGCGTGGAGTACCGCGTGGACCAGGTGACGGCGCAGGGGCAGACGACGCCGGTGAACCGCAAAAGCACGTACGCGGAGCTGGTGGAGTCTGCGCGGTTGATCCTGCGGCGCGTGCCGCGCGCGCTCGTGTATCCGGCGGCGACGGACGGCAGCGGGAGCGTATCGCCGACCAACCAGAACGGCGCAACGGTGATCCCGGTGCCGCCGGACTTTGTCCGCTTCCTCCGGGTGTCGCTGCCGGAATGGGACCACCCGGTCGACGAGTTCGTCCCGCTCGATTCGAGCCGCTACCGCCTGCAGAACAACCCGTTTACGAGCGCCGACGAGGCGCACCCGATCGCGAGCCTCGCGCCGTACTTCACGGGAGGCGTAAGCCAGGCGGTGGAATGCTACCCGCCCGATGCGGGACCGACGGTGGACACGTTTGCCTACGTGCCCGAAACGGCCCCGGAAGACATGCCCGAGGAGCTCGCCGACTCGCTCGTGTGGGAGGCGGCGGGGCGCGTGTTGCAGGCGACGCGCCAGGAGGGTGCCGAGGCAGCCTCCCAGCGAGCGATGCAGGCGATCAACGGGCTGCGCACCGGCATGATGGGCGAGGACCGCCCCGCCGAGTAACGATTCCTTCCCCCGAGATTCGATGACGGAATCCCTGACCGATTTTCGCGGGAGCGCCGCGTGGGTTCACGCGCGCGAGGGCTCGGGGCTGGCGTTGTATGGCCGCTCGGCGTACTGGCCGGGCGGCCGAAGCGGCGTCACGCTCGACCCCGGGTTCGACCTGGGGTACCAGACGGAAGGGCGCCTGCGCAGCTATTACGACCCGACGCTGACCGAGCGGGAGCTGGCCGCGTGCGCAAGCGTGATTGGCTTGCGAGGGAAGGCCGCGCAAGGGGCGCTGCACAGCGATACGGACGAGGGGCGGGTCTTGCGCGGGATCGAGATTCCGACAGATCGGCAGCAGGTGCTCTTCGCGCTGGTGGCCGCAAGCTACTGGGAAGATGTTTGCGCCCGCTTTCCGGTGCTCCGCGAGGAGCGCACGCCTCCGCCCGTGCAGACGGCCTTGCTGTCGCTGGCCTACAATCGCGGCCCCGGCAACGGCGCCTTGGGCGCCCTCGCCGGGGCGCTGGAAAGCAATGACTGGAAGGGGGCAGGGCAACGCATTGCCGGGATGCAGCAGGGACACCCGCTCCAGAACATTCGCGAGCGGCGCCGCCGCGAAGGAGCACTGATCGTCCGGCCGCTCCTGTTTCGCGGGCGCTTGACGCCGGACGGGAGCATCAAAGACGCCGCGCTGCGCAACGCGCAGGAGTATCTTCGCTGGGCCGATACGTACGCTGGACCCGTGGACGGAATCTTCGGACAGGGCACCGAGCAAGGCGTTATCGACTTCCAGCAGCGGCATGACCTCGACGACGTGGACGGGGTCATCGGGCCAGAGACGTGGGGTGCGTTGCTTTCAAACGGCAAGGCAAGATGACACAGCATGTCACAGGGTTTTATTTATGCGCTTTCGGGATCCGCCGGTACGGTTTTATTGGGAGTCATTGGCTTCTGGGTGCGTCGCTTCGTGAGAGGGACAGACAGCAGCATCGATGACGTCGAGCGGGACGTAAAGCGACTCCGCAAAAACGCAGAACAAGCACGCGTTGAGATGCAAAAATCCATCGTCTCAAATGCGGTCCAGCGCGAGCAGGGGCTACGCGACGATCTGGACGCGCATATTGACAGCGCTGAAAAGCTCTACGCCCGCAAACCCCGGCTGAACCGCTTCGAGAAGCGCATGGAGCGGGAGTTGCGCTCCATCGACGAGAAGCTGGAGAAAATCATCGAAATGCACTTAGACCCCTAAACATAATGCCGTTTCCCATCGGACAGATCGTATCGGACGCCCTCGGCCCCGTGACGGGGCTGCTGGACGACCTGTTTACCTCCGAGCAGGAGAAGAAGAAGGCCGAGCGCCTCATGCAGGAGGTGCGCCAGCGGATGCAGGGCAAGCTCCTCGAGGTGAAGCAAAACCTGATCGAGCAGCGCGGGCGCGTCGTCGTGGCGGAGGCGAAAGGCGAAAGCTGGCTTCAGCGGTCATGGCGACCGATCACGATGCTCGTCTTCGTGGCGCTGATCGTGCTGCACTGGCTCGGCGTCGCCGGCACGCAGCTCCCGCCGGGCGTGCAGCAAAGCGTGTACGACCTCATCAAGCTGGGGCTGACCGGCTACGTGGTGGGGCGCAGCGCGGAGAAGGTCACCGACCGCTGGAGCCGGGGGAAGGAGGCCGGGCGGGACACCGAGCACGCGAAAGCCCTGCAACGCCTACAAGCGCAAACCCCCGACACCCTCGAACGCTGACCCGACCGGGATGCAGACGCTCGACGACATACTGGACCGCGTGAAACGCCGCTTGGGGGTCCTGGCGCGACGGGTGGGGGACACGCTCATCGCGCCCTCCGACAGCGACGACGAGCTGCTGACGAGCTACACGCGAGAGGGGGTGATCGAGATTGCCCGGCAGACGGGGCGGCTGGAGCGGCGCCTCGAAACGACGCTGCGGGCGGGGCAGCAGGTGCAACGCGCGCCGGCGGACCTGGCGCACCTGCGGGGCGCGTACGTGGCGGGCGAGGAACTCAAGCACGTAGACGGAAAGCGCGCGCGGGCGCTGGTGGAGACGGAAGCGCGGGAAGGCGAGATGGAGGTGGTCGGGTTCAGCGGCGGCGAACTGATCGTGCACCCCGCGCCGAAGAGCGAGACCACGCTGGCGCTACACTACATCTCGAACGGGGATTTCCAGGTGGGGGCGGGCGAGCCGGAATGGACGCTCGGGTACGACTGACGCACACAGAGGCCAATGGCAGAAGGAGCGCAGCATTACGGGCTGACCGTCATCGAAGACACTGACGATGTGTTGGTGTTCACGCCAACGCTGCGGGCGGGGCGCGTGCTGATCGTAGACCCAAACGACGACGCGTTCGAAGACTTCGGCTGGCACGTAGAGCACTACCAGCTCGAAGACGGAAGCGACCCGGTGGAGGTGGGCGCGCGCCCGGACTGGCTTTCCGCGTCGTTCTCGCAGCAGAGCGCGAGCGGGAAGCGGGAAGGCCGCGTGGTGTTCACGCACGACAAGGCGGCCGCGCCGTCGGGCATCGAATACGTAAAGGTGCAGATGCACGTGCGCGCCGGGCGGCACCGGACGCGGCAGCACTTCTACTACCGCGAGAAGCCGGTGTACAGCCTGCGTCGCGTGCGCGACGACGTGGCCGCCGACGCCGCCAGCGTGCGCTCGATTGCGCCGCTGGAGCGGACGGCGTACGTGGACGCCGAGCTGGCCGGCGCGAAGCCGCCAGCGTTCGGCACGCTCGCCGAAGCCATGCTCTACGCGCGCGGCGTCATAGATTCTGGTGGTGGCAAGGTGCTGATCCGATGCTACCACGACACAGAAGGAAACCCAATCCTGGTCGATCCGAATGACCACGACATTGCCCCCGACCCTCTGGACGAGCACATCCGCGTCGTGAGCCCCATCTTCAGCCGTCAAAAGACGGAGTTTATGCTATACGGCAGGGGCGATCACGCGGCCCTCGCGGGCACAATTCAACACGACGAGCTCGCTATCCTCATTCACACATCTTCTTGATCTCATGAGTGGACTTGCGTATGAACTCGTGCCGCAGGGCGACGCGCCTGATAAGTTGCAGGCGGGCGTAAGCCGGTATGTCGAGCAGCCGGACGGAACCATTCTTCACTATATCGGGGACGAGAATGACACCCCCGTGCTCGTGTCGGGGCGTGCTCGTGTTCTTTTTGCCGCTGAGGTGAATGTGTTCAAAAACAGTAGCAACTCGAAGACTGTGTTTTGCGACGCCCTGGGATTTGCGAACCTGGAGTATCGATATGTAGAGCCAGATTACTACATTTGCCAGCTCAGCTTTAACAACGATGCGCCCAATAGCGCAAAAGCCAAAGCAGAGGCACAAAGGTTGTCCCGTTGGAATGGTAATAAGGACTTTTCGCGGCGGTACGTTCAACAGTATGACGAGTTCAATGGGTTGAGAATCTGGGCGTATGAAGCGGGTACAGATTCGCTGATCGTTGACCCGGGCGAATTTCACGCCTACGTGAAAATCCTCCAGTTTTAG